GGATGGCAAGATTTATGAGTGGCAATTAGGCTTTACAACGCCAACACTAGCAGCAGCCATCACCAATGCACCAGTCAACAACAAGGCGGTGCTTGTCACCCAAGAGCGCATTATGTTTGCCCTTGGCGCTGGTGGCAATCCAAGAAAAGTGCAATGGTGCGACCAAGAGAACAATACCCTTTGGACACCGGCAGGCGACAACCTTGCAGGCGATTATGACTTAGCCACGCCTGGCTCATTGATGGCTGGCAAGCGGGTCAAGGGTGTAAACCTACTGTTTACAGACGTTGACGTTCACACGGCCCAGTACGTGGGCGCACCATTTGTTTATGGTTTTGAGAAAGCCGCAAGTGGCTGTGGTCTCATTTCGACCCAAGCTGTGGCGGCTATTGACACTGCTGCCATTTGGATGAGCAAGTCTGGCTTTTGGATATATGACGGCTATGTCAAGCCACTACCAAGCGATGTGAGTGACTACATATTTGACAATATCAACTTTGCTCAAGCAAGTAAGATTTACTCGGTCCATGTCAGCAAGTATGGGGAAATCTGGTGGTTTTACCCATCAAGCGGAAGCAATGAGAATGACAGCTATGTCACTTTCAACTACCGCGAAAACCACTGGTCCATAGGTCTATTGCCTAGACTGGCTGGCACAGACTCTGGCGTGTTTACCTATCCCTTGATGGTCTCAAGTGATGGCTACATCTATGAGCATGAGGTCGGGTTTTCTTATGACAGCGCCAGCGTCTATGCCGAGTCTGGTCCAATTCAATTGGGCAATGGCGACAACATTATGAGTGTGCGCCAAGTTGTGCCAGATGAGCAGACCTTGGGTGAGGCGGTGGTTTCATTTAAAACCCGCAATTACCCAACTGGCACACAATCCACGTTTGGCCCATATACGGCAGCCAACCCAACTTCAGTGAGGTTTTCTGGGCGCCAAGTCAATATGAAGGTGACTGGCAACACTTTGGCTGACTGGCGCATTGGGGTGATGAGACTGGATGCGATTCCATCTGGCAAGCGATGAGTGACCAAGAACAATTGGAAAGGTTGCGCCACCATGTGGAGGCGGCATTAGAATACAGTGGAGGCACACATAATTTTGACGATGTCGCTGAGATGGTCGAGGATCACAGATTACAGCTGTGGCCGGCCAAGGACTCGGTGGTATTGACAGAGATCATTGTCTATCCCAGGCTAAAGAATTTGCATTATTTTCTGGCTGGTGGCGACCTAGATGAACTCTCACGGATGAGACCATTGATCGAATCCTGGGGCAAGTCTGTTGGCTGCACCAGAGTGACGTTGGCAGGCCGTAGAGGCTGGTCAAAGACATTTTTGAAAGACGAAGGTTACAGCCCACAGTGGTCTGTAATGGCAAAGGAACTTTAGGGGATAAATATGGCATCAGAAGCACTCAATTGGGCATTGTCCAATGGCATGACTCAAGCCGAATTTGATAAAAACATTTTTGATGCTGTGGTCGCGGCTCAAAGAAACAACACAAGCCCTGCTTTATTGCGCGTTGAGATGGACCGGCTTGGCATTAGCCCAGCAGATGTGGCACGGGCCACTGGTGTCACGGCTCAAAGTGTTGAGTCCCAGTACAACGCGGCTGCCCCTAAAACTGAGGCCGAGCTGATTGCCGCAACGGCAGCTGCCAATGAGTTGGCAGCCCGTACAGCCAGAGACACAACGGCCAGCCAGTCTTTGATTGATGCTAGAAACTTGTCTGCGCAAAATGTTGCTGGGACTTTAAATGCTACGCAACAAGCGGCAGCAGCGCAAGCCCAAGCAGATTTGGTGACTAGACAAAATGAAGCGGCTTTGGCTTTGCAACAGCGCAATACAGCTGCTGGCTTGCTTGCTCCAACAACGCAAGCTGCACCAACTGGTATGCCACAAGGCTTTGCCCAGAACTTTGCCAACTACCAAGCAATTGCCCCTGGCGCTCAATTTGACCCATCGGTGACTGGTGGTGCATCCCCATATAGTTTGATCATGGGCCAGATGAAGCCATTCTCAAACCCCTATGCAAATATGCCGGTCAACACACCACTGGGTGGATACAACCCAGCTTTGTATGACCAGATCGCGGCTGCTAACTTGGCCAAGACTGAAGCAGAAACAGCGGCAGCAGCGGCAGACCCTGGACAAATCTCTGATGGCTTGGCCAAGGGTGGCATGGTCCATGGTGGCTTGATGTTTGGCATGAATCCCCCTGGTCCAGATGATGGCGCTGTCAATCTTGATATGGGTGAATATGTGATCAAGAAGTCTTCAGTCGATAAGTATGGCCGTGGACTTCTGGACATGATCAATGAAGGCAAAGTGCCTGCCAAGAAAATGAAATCTTTACTCGGATAAGGTGGCAATATGTCAAAAGGTGGAACAACTACATCAACAAGCTCCATTGATCCTCAGATCAAAGAAGCATTCTTGGCCAACTTTCAGCAGGCCCAAGGGGTCGCTGGCGCTTTGCCGGTCCAGCAGTTTGCTGGGTACAACCCTTTGTATCAGGCAGGCGAGGAGGCTCTGGTCAACACGGCCCTTGCTGGCCCAGGCATCAGTGGCACAGACTTGGCAGCGCAGATGGCCGCGTATGGCGGTGTCTATCAGCCTGCACAACTTACAGCGCAGCAGACAAATCTTGGCATGACTGGACCAGGATCGATTGCTTCTTACATGAATCCATACACAAGCATGGTGCGTGAAAACGCATTGGGTGACTTGGAGTCTGCAAGACGCGCTGCCATCCAGCAGACCGGTGAACGTGCAAACGCTGCCCGTGCATTTGGTGGATCACGCCAAGGTGTGGCCGAGGCTCTGACAAACCAAGGGTTTGCCAAGCAGGCTGCCACATTAGGCACAACATTAAACGAGCAGGCATTCAACCAAGCCATGGCCATGCAACAGGCCGACATTGGCCGAAGATCAGCAGCCGACATTGCCAATCAGCAAGCAGGCTTGCAAGGTGCGCAATTGCGACTAGGCGGTGCAAGTCAGCTCGGTAATTTGGCTGCACAGCAACAGGCATTGCGTCTTGGTGGCGCTCAAGCGGTCATGGGCGCTGGCGGTGCGCGTCAGGCTTTGGACCAGCAGCAGATGGATGCCATCCGCAACATTGGCCTCCAGCGTCTTGGTGTGGTCCAGTCATCTTTGGGTGCGCAGCCTGCCAACCTTGGGATGCAGGCAACGACTCCTAGTTATTCAAACCCAGCGTCTGGCGCCTTGGGTGGTGCATTGGCTGGTGGCCAATTGTTTGGCCCTTATGGCGCTGTGGCTGGTGGTGTTCTTGGCCTATTAGGTGGCAGATAAGGAAGACAAAATGGCTGATTTTGATTTTGCAAATTTAGGCAATTTATTTGGTGGCGGGATGTCTGGTGGAACTCCATCAGGACTTGATGCGCTACTGTCGGAAGACCAGCGCAAGCTCTTAGGCCGCAACGCGACACTGTCAGCAGCTGCTGCACTATTGCAGGCCAGTGGCCGTGGCCCACAACGCATTGGCTTGGGCCAAGCACTTGGATCAGCTTTGCAGGCAGGCCAGCAAGGTTATCAGCAGGCTAGGACTAGCTCTTTCCAAGATTTGCTTTTGGGTGGAAAGCTGAAAGAGATGCAAACAGCCCAAGAATTGCAAACCCAATTGGGGAATATTTTTACCAAACCAACAACTGCATTGACTCCAGAGCAGCAGGCATTGATGGCGCCTGTTTCTGAAGCCGGGCCATTTGGTCCTAAAGTGGCCCGTGCTGAACTGGCTGCAAACATTCAGCCGCCAAGCGATGCTGAGATTAAAGCGGCTCAATATCAACGGGCCGCAGACCTTTTGGCATCAAGAGGCAGAGGCGAAGAGGCTAAACGCTATCAGGACATGGCCAGAGACTTAAACCCAAGGGCTAAAGTTGTTGGCCAGCCATTTGAGGTGACTGACACTACTGGCAAGCCAATCATGGTCCAGCAGTTTGAGTCTGGCGATATCAAGACCATGCAGGGATTTGGTCCAAAGCGTGATGTCGTCTTGCAAAACCTTGGTGGCACGACTGTGGCTGTTAACAAGTCGGCATTGAAGGGTGGCGAAACATTTGCCCAAACAATGACACCAAGCGAGATTGCCAACTTGAAAGTGGCTCAAGGCAACTTGGCCGTGGCCCAAGGCGGTCTTGGTTTGCGTCAGCAAGAATTTTTGCGTGGTGCGACAGAAATCAGAGAAACCCCAGAAGGCTTTGCCTATGTGCCAAAAGCACCAGGCGGTCAAGCTATGCCCGTCATGGGCGCTGGTGGCCAACAACTCAAAGGTGTCTCTGGCGGTAAGCCGACAGAAGGCGAAACAAATGCTGCCGGATTTGCCCAGCGCATGGAATTGGCTCAAAGCATCATTGGCGGTTTGCCTGCTGGCTCACAACCAGGAGCAATGACTCGCACCCTTGAGGCTATCCCGTTTTTAGGTGGTGTAGCGGCTCGAAGCGGCCAAAGTGCTGATACCCAGAAGTTTGACCAAGCAGCGCAAGACTGGATTCGCGCCAAGCTGCGCAAAGAATCTGGCGCTGCCATTGGCGTGGATGAGGCAAGGCAAGAATATGCGACTTACTTCCCAATGGTGGGCGATACACCAGAAAAGATTGCGCAAAAAGCAGAGGCAAGGCGCGTAGTTACATTGGGGATGAAAAATGCTGCGGGTAAGGCATACACTCCCTACACACCAGCAAATAGAGTTGTGACTGTGGATTACTAATATGCCATATTCAATTACCACCAAAGACGGCATCACGATCAACAACATCCCAGATGATGTTGCGCCTGACTCTCCAGAATTAAAAGAGCGTGTTGCTCAAATCAGATTAACCGGTGGACCGGCCCAGCCTGCTGCGCCAGCAATGCCACCAGACACATTGGGCCGGCAAGTTGGTCTGGCCACTCGGCCCATGGCCCAGTCTGTATTGACTGCTGGTGGACTGCTACCCATGGTGGTCGACCCCATGGTCAACTTTTTTAATCTGGCTGCTGGAACAAACATCCCAACACAAAGCCAAGCGGTTGAAAAAACACTGACCGGTGTTGGCTTCCCACAGCCCAGAACAGGACAAGAGCGCGTCATTCAAGATGTGGCCAGTGCTGGTTATGGCACTGGCGGTATTGCCCGTGCTGCCGGTGAAGTCGCACCAAGACTGCCTGGCATGGCCAGAGACTTGGCGCAATTCTTTGCGCAAAGCCCCAAAGCCCAGACCGCGGCTGCATTGACAGCATCAACAGCTGGTGGAATGTTGCGCGAAGGTGGCGCGCCTCCAGCGCTTCAAGTTGGCGGTGCAATGTTGGCCGGCATGGTCGCGCCTGGTGGTCCAACACTTTCGACAACTCAGAGAGCATTGGCAGCGCCAAGTGGCCTGGTCAAACCATTCACACAAGCAGGCCGTGAGGTCATTGTTGGCAATGTCTTGAACAAATTGGCCACAGACCCACAACGAGCTATGCAGAACTTGCAACAGGCCCAGCCTCTTGTCCCAGGTGTAAGAGTCACGACAGCAGCTGGTGCGCGTGATCCTGGTCTGGCTGCGGCTGAGACTGCGATCAGAGCATTGGACCAGTCTGGTGCATTCCCAAGTGTTCTGTCTTCAAATCAGCAGGCTTTGCTTGAGTCATTCCGAAGACTTGGTGGCCGTGCTGGTGATGAATTCACACCAGGCTCTATCCCCTACGCTGAAGCAAAACGTGCGGGCATTACAGGCCCATTACGTAAATCAGCGTTTGCTAACAAACAACCAGTAAGTGTCGAGCCAATTACAAATGCCATCAGCGGCATCATGGCCAACCCTGCAACGCAGCGTAAGACAGTCGATGAGGCTATGACTTATGTCAACAACCTATTGGCCAATCGGGTCAATCCAGAGACTGGAACAATTGACCCAATGGCTTTGTATGGTGTTAGAAAAGACATCACAGATGCCATGGCTGGAAAATTGGCCGGAGAGCAATCTAATTTGCGTTTGGCCAAAGGCCAAATGGCTGAGTTGTTGCCAATCATTGACAATGTAATTGAGTCTGGCGCCCCAGGCTTTAAAAATTACATGACTAAATTTGAGAAGTCATCAAGCGCCATTGACCAGATGAAAATTATGCAAGGCATCGAGTCCAAAGTCACAACTGGTCAGCCCAACCTGATGACGGGTGAGCCAGTCTTGGCTGCTGCTGCATTGCGCAGGCAAGTAGCTGCCAAGGCAGAAGAGATTGGCGCCCAATTGTCACCAGCGGCTCAGACCCGTTTGGATAACATCATCAACGAGATTAATCGTGGTCAGGCTGCAACTGCACCAGGCGTGAAAGCCCCTGGTTCAAACACATTCCAAAACATGAGCATGGGCAATCTGATTGGCCGAGTGTTTAGCGAGTCAATGGCTGACAACACCACACTGCGCACCATGACAAGGCCGCTAGACTTTCTTTATAAATTGCCTGATCAGCAGATTCAGCAATTACTTGTTGAGGCTATGCTTGACCCCAAGCTGGCAGCAATGATGATGGGTAAGGCCAATGTGATGAAGGTCGAGCCATTGGCCCAGTCACTACGCAAAAAAGCGGAGCAACTTGGATTTGGCGCTGCTATTGGCGCACAGGAATAACCATGGCAGGCTTATTAGATGATGTTTTGCAATATATGCAAGACCCTAGACGCACTCAGCAATTGCAGGGTACGGGTAGGGCAATCCAACAAGGTCTGTTAAGTATTGAAGAGAAAGACAAAAAGTTTCAAGACCTTTACAACAAGGCATTTGGCGATCCAAAAAATATAGCTAAAGTCACAAACAAAAAGGCTTTGTCTGAACTGACTGAAATGGCCATGGCTGGCCCATTGGCATTTGCCCCAGCTGGGATGACCAAACGAATGAGTGCAGCAGAAGCAGCTGCTGCTGGATATTGGCATGACATTGGTGCTGGTAAGAAATTACCAATCCCCATTGGTGAAATGACAGCTCAGCGTGAAATGCTAAAAAATTTGCCACCTAAAAAGATTGTTACCCCAGAAAAAATGCAAGGTGGTGCAATTGTTCCATTCCATGGTGATCGTTCAATTGCTGGCCAAAATCTGCTTGGTATTGGCAGCACAAAGTTTGAAACCCCAGTCTATCTTGAAGGCGGTTATGACTTTATGAGAACGCATTCACCAACTGGCTCAATCTGGGCCTCTGAAAAAGGTGCGTCTCAAGCTCTTCAAAATCAAATCAATGAAGCAGCCAAAGTTGGCAAGGGTGATGTCTATGGTGTTTATTCGGCAATGGGTCCATTGTCAATGAACTACAACACGATGATGTCTGATGCCTTACTTGAGCAAATGAAGGCTGGAAAAATAACCAAAAAATCAATAGCAGCCTTTGACAGAGAGGTTAAAGCTATCCGGCCAGAATGGAAAGGTGTGATGAGTCCAGAATCACGCGCCCAACTAGAAAGCAATGGTGCATTGCGTCATGTATTTGTGGACAGGATGCAACTTGATAAATTTCAAAACGCTGGATTCCCTGACATTTCCTACACAAGATACGCAATAACAGACCCATTGCTACTTAATGAGCCAATGTATTCTGGTGGATTATCAATTGGGAAAATGGTTCCAAATGCTGAACTGATTACAAGCCCCAAAATTCCACACAAAACGTACGACACGCAATTGCCTGGTGAATACTTTGGCGGCTTTGAAAAGTCAGTACCAAAAGAAATTCTGTACCCAGACTGGTACAAGATGCGCAGAGAAATAAATGCACCAGAGAGTGGTGATGTCAGGTC